GTGATACTCGCGATGACTATACTCGGGTATGACAAGTAGTCGTGTTGTTTTTTGTAATAGATGCGTGCATGATTATGAAGCCACCTGTACCCAGCAGCCTTTTCTGCCCAACGCACTAAGAGATTCTCCTGCTTCTCACACCAGAAGTGTTCGTGGACCACTTCTTTTTCATCGGTCATCTAAACTATGCGGATAATATTTTTGCACTTTCACGAGCAAGTTTATCCACCGCTTCATTGAGAGGATTTCCATTGTGGGCTTTTACCCATTTCCATTCAACCATATTGAGTCTCTCCCTGAGTTCATCGATTTGCATCCACAACTCTTTATTTTTGACATCTCCGCCTGAAGACGTTTTCCATCCATTCTTTTTCCAATTATGAATCCATTGAGTGATCCCATTCTTCACATAGTTGCTATCTGTGTAAATACGCACGTAGTCGTGACCATAGTTGACACAGACTTCTAGAGCCTTCACAACCGCTGTCATCTCCATGACATTGTTCGTCGTGTTTCTCAAGTTACCGGTTAGTGTAACGCCTTTACCTATGACACCCCAGCCACCACGTCCGGGATTTCCCAAACAACTTCCGTCCGTGTAGATTTCGTACATATTTACTTTTGTCGTTTATCTTTTATATCTGGATACTCTGAAGCTTTTTTAGGACTTTTACAAATGGTATCACCACAATGATCTCTATTTTGGTATACAGAATTGATTGAGGCTGAGAGCTCATTACAAGATTTAAGAGACCAACGTCCTAATGTAGGTTTCTCTACCTTGATAAGGTTTTGGATAAGATTTCTAATCATTTTACTTTTTAAAATGTCGGTTATACATTTTAAAAGGTAATTTTTTATATTATTTCTCAGAAAACTAAGACTTGATGCTTAGTTGGAGAAGGCGAGACCACCCATACCGGACTGGATGCGGAGGACGTTGTAGTTGGTCGCGAACATGTGCATGGAGGTCGCGTTGTTGGCAGTGCCCATGGTGACGGCGACCTGCGCGTTGTCGATGCGGGAGAAGTTGCAGGTACCAGTGGGCTGGTGCTCCTCGGGCTTGAGAGCGAAGGAGTACGCGTACACACCGGCGTAGGGGGAGCCAGTGTGGTGGTTGAAGGGCTGCACCTGGTTGAAGTACTTGCCCTTCTGCTCCTTGAAGCGGTCCTGACCGTTGAGGATGAGCTTGAAGGTGGAGAGGGGACCGACAGCCTCCTCAGTGAACTCCGAGGTGGAGCCGGCGTCGCCGATGTGGAGGAGGGGAGCACCGTAGAGGGAGGTGGGGACAACGCAGTTGGACTCGATGCCGGAGACGTTCGAGTGGAGGACGATGTCGGTGTCGGTGGAGGCAGTGGTGAAGTTCCAGAGGGAGTTGGTCGCGGAGGTGTTGGAGAAGCACCACACAAGCTCCTTGACGGGGTGGTTGTAGGAGAGGCGGACCTGCTTGGTGGCACCAGTGTCGACGGTGTCGGTACCAGTGTGCTGCACCTGCTCGATGAGGTACTCGTGACCCTTCTGGGCGAAGCGGCGACGCTCCTCGGTGTCGAGGTAGATGTAGTTGGCCCACACCTTGAACACGGAGGTGTTGCAGTAGGTGGAGAAGTCGGAGGCAAGGTCGATGTCGACGCGGACCTCGTGGTACTGGAGGGCAATGAGGGGGAGGTAGAGACCGGGGTTGCGGTTGAAGAAGAAGAAGAGGGGAAGGTAGACGGTGTTGCCGTTGATGGCAGTGGTCATCTTGCCGTAAGTGGCCTTCTTGGACTCATCGAGGTAGAGCTCGGAGTACAGACGCCACCACTTCTGGTAGTGCTTGTCGATGCGCTGACCACCGATGGAAAGCTCAACGTTGTTGATGGCACGCTCGGCCACCCAGCAGGCAAGCTGCGAGGTGTCGACATCAGACTCGAGTTCGATGTACATGTCACCGACGAGATCACCGTTGCGGGCAACAGTGACGGACACGCGGCCGGAGTTCGCGGCAGTACCGTTGACGGTCTGCTCGATGTTCTCCATCGCGAAGTTGGTGTGGCGCTTGTATTTCGCCTGGAAGAAGGTCACCTCAGGGTTACCGGTAAGGTAAACATCCTGGGCACCGTACGCTACGAGTTGCATGAGACCGCCAGCCATTTTGAGAGTTTTTGTACTATATACAGAGAAAATAATTTTGGGAGAATGCGCATTTCTCGACTTCAATTTTTCTCAGTCCAGAATAAATGTCGAAACAGCCTGAAGAAATTCCCGAAGATGAGATTGAGGAAGGTGAGATTGTGTCTGATGAAGAGGGGGAACTTTCCATTACCGAGGATGAAGAGGTTGTCGACTTCGACGACGAGGAAGACGATGAGGATGAAGGCTTGGACATCGCCAGTCTCATGACGTCCCTCATGGCGACCCCAGATGGTGACACGGTATGCTCTGCTCTAGTCGCCATTGGTCACCAACTTCAGACCCAAAACAAAATTCTTATAAAGATTTTCAGTGAGCTGAAATCTGCTTAGAGGAAAAAATTGTAAATAAGTAAATGGAAGATACTCACTTCATCGATCGAGAACCTAATAGGTATGAAGCACTCGCCGAGTTGCAGAAACAACAAATCCAATCGATGAACGTTGAACAAGTGATCGACACGATCAGTAAGTTTGAGTTACACTGGGATCTGAGGACAGAAGATTATAGGAATGCTCGCGAACTTGGGTATCGTCAGTTCATTCATGCTGATAACTGGGATGAAAACAACAACCCTGTCGCCGAAAGAATCGACATTTTAGCCATCAAAGGTATTCGCGAAAAGCAGCGTCGTTTTCTCGTAGAATTAAAAAATCATGTATCGGAACTCAAGATGGATAAGGAAATGTCAGATGAGGGTGTCACTCCCGTAAAGCGTATCAACAATGTTCTGAAACAATTGACTGATGGTTATGAAAACATTCGAAGACATTACATCTCCTATGAGCGTGTCGTCAACCCTACCGCTCTCCCACAAGTGAGTTCGAACTCGGACCCATCCACTATGGATGAAGATGAAGTTGAGGAGTGTACACCCTACCAAAAGTGTCTCCTGTATACTCTCGATCAGTTGTACAATTGTGGATACAGGCGATACAAGGGTCAGTGTTGTGAGGAGATTAAGACGATCGATCGCTATGGCACTCGTGCTTGGGTTCCGAGGTTTGAAATTAAGCAGTTCGTGTACACCATCGCACAGAAGGATGACAACTTCAAGAATTGGAAGAACTTCACGAGCCGTGGTTCTGTATTCAGGGATGTTGTCGAAAATATCTCTACTTGCGTTGATCCCCAGTTTCCCGAAATTGTGAAGAGGCGTCATGTTTGGTCTTTCAAGAATGGCGTTTTCGTTGGCAAGGAGTGGGTGCCCGACCGTGGAGTGTACGACTGTCGTTTTTACCCTTACGAGAGCAAGGAGTTTGCCTGCCTCGATCCCACTATCATCGCCTGTAAATATTTCGATCAACAGTTTGATGACTTTTCTCACATCGAGAACTGGCAAGATATCCCAACCCCTCACTTCGACAGGGTACTCCATTACCAACAGTTCGAACCAGAGGTGTGCAACTGGGCGTATGTGATGGGTGGACGTCTGTGTTACGATGTTGGAGAACTCGACAGCTGGCAGGTAATTCCATTCTTCAAGGGTATCGCCGGATCTGGTAAGTCCACTCTCTTGACCAAGGTGTTCGAGAAGTTTTACGAGAAGGAAGATGTTGGTACACTCGCAAACAACATCGAGCGTAAGTTTGGTCTCTCTGCCATCAAGGATTCTTTCATGTTCGTAGCCCCAGAGATTAAGGCGGATCTCGCCCTAGAGCAGGCTGAGTTTCAGTCGATCGTCTCCGGTGAGAGTGTATCCGTCGCCGTAAAGAATAAGACGGCGACTTCCATGGTATGGAAGGTTCCAGGTGTACTCGCTGGTAACGAAGTTCCAAACTGGAAAGATAACTCGGGTTCCGTTCTTCGTCGTATCCTCGCATGGAACTTTACTAAGCAGGTGCGTGAAGCGGATCCACACCTGG